GTAGAAAAAAAGGAAGAATAATTTTGCAAGAAAATTATCCAAACCCTAATTTTATCCCTTTTCAAGATTTAACAGAAGAAATATTATTAGAATGGGTTAAAACATCTTTAGGAACCGAACAAGTAACAATTATAGAAATAACTCTTCAAGATAAAGTATCAACTCTTTATTCACCAGTAAAAATTAAATCAACACAAAAAGGACTTCCTTGGAGTTTGTAATATTTATCAATAAAACAATAAAAAACCGTTATGGAAAAACCAACTAAGTTACAAGAAACAGAATTACAAGAATTAAGAAATTTTCAAAATCAATCTGAAGTTTTAATTGCTCAATTAGGGCAATTATCATTTAGAAAACTTCAAATAGAAAAAGAAGAAGAATATCTAAAGCAATCATTTGAACAAATAACATCAGCCGAAATTGAATTAAGTAAAAAACTTAAAGAAACATATGGTGATGTTCAAATAGATTTAAAAGAAGGAGATATAATATATTCCTAGAATATAGGTTTTGAGCCCTTTTTTAATATTTATTACTAAACACAAAACAAATAATTTAAAAATAATTAAAAATGGCTGAAACATTATTATCTCCAGGGGTATTAACTAGAGAAAATGACACCTCACAAGTTACACAAGGTCCTATAGTTGCAGGTGCAGCTATTGTTGGACCAACTGTAAAGGGTCCGGTTAATATACCAACTCTAGTTACTTCATATAGTGACTATCTAAACAAATTTGGTGGAACCTTCGTAAGTGGAGGTACAGTAAATGAATACTTAACTTCAATCTCTACTTATAACTATTTCCAACAAGGTGGAGCTAGTTTATTAGTAACTAGAGCAGTAAGTGGTGCATTTGCTTCTGCTACTACTACAATTACTAATACTATATTATCTACAACTGCTTCTTTAACAATTAGCAGTGCAAGTTTAGCAGTATTTATTAACCCAACAGGCTCATTCGCTATTAATGGAGTTAGTATTGCAATAACAGGTAGTACTACACCTGCTAATACTTCAACTGCTATTTATATAGCTTCAGGCTCAACACCTGCTAATACAGTTACTGCTATAGTAACAGCCTTTAATGCTAGTTCATCAAATGCTCTTTATAGCTCAGCTTTACAGTATATAACTGCAAGTGCTTCTGGTTCTACTGGTTTATTCTTTAATACCAAAGAATCTTTACTTAATACTATATTTGATGATAATATACTAAATGCCTATACTTATACTTCAGGAAGCACAACTACTAATTTTAGTGGCGCTACAAATTATAATTCATTTATATTAGAAACTTTATCTGAAGGAGCTATCCAAAATAGTACTAGTACTACAGGAACAAATGGTATCTTACCATCAGGTTCAGCTGATAATGTAAGATTTGAAATTGTAGGTTCAAATACAGGAAGTGGTACATTTAGTTTATTAATTAGACAAGGAAATGATACTGATAATTCAAAAATCATTTTAGAGGCTTGGAATAACTTATCATTAGATCCAAACCAATCTAACTACATTGAAGCTGTAATTGGTAACCAATCAGTAGATGTTTCTCAAGGATACACTAATGTAAGTGGTGATTATACTAATAAATCAAGATATATTAGAGTAAAACAAGTATTAACTAGTTCAATCAACTATTTTGATAATAATGGTACACCAAAAACTTCATTAGTAGGTACAATTCCAAATGCTCAAACAGGATCATTTGATAGTGCTACAGGAGTAAATTGTGGGGTATATGGTTTATCAACATCAAATTATACTTCTTCATTAAATTTATTAGCTAATAAAGACGAATTTAGATTTAATGTAATTACAGTACCTGGTCAAACTACAACAACAGGAGCTGCTACAATTACAACTTTAATATCATTAGCTCAAGACAGAGGTGATGTAATAGCAGTTATAGATGTAACTGATAAAGGAGCAAATCTTTCTACTGCAACATCAAACGCGTTATCTTACGATAATAGCTACGCTGCAACATACTACCCATGGGTTCAAGTTAATGCGCCTAATACCGGTAAATTAACGTGGGTTCCGCCATCAACTATCATACCATCTGTATTTGCTTACAACGATAGAGTATCTGCTCCATGGTTCGCACCTGCAGGATTTACAAGAGGTGGATTAAGTGTAATTCAAGCTGAAAGAAAATTATCTCCATCAGATAGAGATACATTATATGCTGGTAACGTAAACTCAATTGCTACATTCCCTGGACAAGGTGTTGTTGCTTACGGTCAGAAAACATTACAGAAAAAAGCTTCAGCTTTAGACAGAATCAATGTTAGAAGATTATTAATTGAATTAAAATCTTATATTGGTCAAATTGCTAACACATTAGTATTTGAACAAAATACAGCATCAACAAGAAATAGATTCTTATCTCAAGTGAATCCATATTTAGATTCAATTCAACAAAGACAAGGTTTATATGCTTTCAAAGTAGTAATGGATGATACTAACAATACATCAGATGTAATTGATAGAAACCAATTAGTAGGTCAAATTTATATTCAACCAACTAAAACAGCTGAATTTATTATATTAGACTTTAATGTTACACCAACCGGCGCAACTTTTTAATAAGGAACCATTTATTTAATATTTATAATAAATTAGACACAACATGGCAGTATTAAACCCAAACGAAATAATGTTCACAGCTTTTGAACCAAAAGTTGCAAACAGATTTATACTATATGTAGACGGAATCCCGGCTTACTTAATTAAAAAAGCATCATCACCTGGATTTGAAGCTAACGAGATAATATTAGACCACATTAACGTTTACCGTAAAATAAAAGGTAAAGTTAGATGGAATGATATGACATTATCACTATATGATCCAATCGCACCATCAGGAGCTCAATCAGTAATGGAATGGGCACGTTTAGCACACGAAAGTGTAACAGGTAGAGATGGTTACTCAGATTTCTACAAAAAAGATTTAAGACTGCAAGTTTTAGGTCCAGTAGGAGATGTAGTAAGTGAATGGATTGTAAAAGGAGCATTCGTAAAATCAGCAAACTTCGGAGATTACGATTGGTCTTCAGGAGAAGCAGCAGCAGAAATCTCTATTACAATAGCAATGGATTATTGTATCTTAAACTTCTAAGCCACACAAATAAATTATTTTCCAAAATTAACCCACCATTTGGTGGGTTTTTTTTATCTCCGCTATATTTATATATAAACACAAATAAAATTTATGGAAAATCAAGTTGCACAAGAACCTAAGTTCAAGTTCCCTACCGAGATTGTAGACTTACCCTCAAAAGGTTTACTTTACTCCAAAGACAATCCTCTTTCAAGCGGTACCATCGAAATGAAGTACATGGGTGCTAAAGAAGAAGATATTCTAACCAATACTAACTACATTCAATCAGGAGTTGTATTAGACAAACTATTAGAATCATTAATCGTAACAAAAACAAGCCTAAAAGATTTAATTCTTGGTGATAAAAATGCTATCTTAATTGCTTCTCGTATTTTAGGATATGGTCAGGATTACGAATTTGAAATTGGTAATAGAACCTACAATGTAGATTTAACTACGCTTAAAGACAAAGAACTACCTACAGACGTAGATTATTCTAATGGGAATGAGTTTGGTTTTACTTTACCTGCTTCTAAAGTAGAAATTACATTCAAATTACTAACTCATGGTGATGAGACTCAAATTGAGCAAGAATTAAAAGGAATTAAAAAATTATTTCCAAATGGTACTACACCTGAAATTACTACTCGCCTAAAATACATGATTACTTCAATAAATGAAGATAGAGAAAGAAAAAATATAAGAGAATTTGTTGATAATGAAATTTTAGCAAGAGATTCAAGAGCATTACGCCAAGAAATAAAAAGAATATCCCCAGATATTGATTTAACTATTAAAGGTGATGACGGGGAGGACATCGCCATACCAATTAGTCTTAACTTTTTTTGGCCTGACTTCAAATCATAGAATTAATTTATTCTCTGAAATACATGAAATAGTATTTCATGGTAAAGGAGGATATGATTGGGATACTGTTTATCATATGCCTATTTGGCTTAGAAAATTTACTTTTAATAAAATGAAAGAATTTTATAATAAAGAACAAGAAGCTACAGATGAACAAAATGGTATTTTAACCAATAAATATGTTGGTGAAATAGCTAGACCTAATATTCCACAATCAAGTACATACAATGCTAAAGTGCCCACTAAATAGTGGGCATTTTTTATTTTGCACATATTTATATTATATACTTAAAAGAATATGGCTGAATTAAATATAGATGAATTAAATAAAGAAATAGATAAATTAAGAAAACAACTTGATTTACCTAAATTATCTCCTTTTGATTCTAAAGATATTCAAAAAGCAAAAGAATCTTTAAGAGGTTTAAGGGCTGAACT